TCCTCGCCTCGTTCGGGTCTGGGTCGATGGCCGCGGTGTCGGACACCGAGTACGTGGTGCAGGCGAAGGCGGTCCGCAAGTACGGGGTGGCTCTCCTCGACGCGCTGAACGCCGGGAAGCTGAAGCTGACGGGATTCGCCAAGGGCGGGAAGCTGTCGAAGGCGCAGCAGCGGGCGAAGGCTCAGGCTGAGGCGGAGTCGCAGGCCCGGCATGACGCGTGGGGTGACTTGACGGTCAGCCGCTTCGGGAAGATGGCCGGCTACCAGCGCTCCGAGTTCGGGAACGCACTCGGCAAGCCGGACAGCGTGAGCAGCTTGGTGAACGCGCTCAATCAGTGGCGGGGCATCATCCAGAAGTCCACGCACGGCGGCACCGAGAGCAAGTTGCTGAAGCAGTTGGATGCCACGGGCCGGGCGTTGCTGAAGCAGGAGAAGCAGCTCAACTCCGTGACCGCGAGCCTGGGGAAGGCGAAGGACAAGCTCAACGACCTGAAGTCGTCGGCCGCCTCGCTGGCCTCATCGGTGAAGGGCAACATCCTCTCCTCGGCGAACATCACCCGGGGCGCGTCCGGCGACAAGACGGTCACGACCAGTTCGATCATGAGCGGGCTCATCGCGAGCCGTGACAAGGCGACCGCGTTCGCGGGTGCCCTGAAGGACCTGCGGTCGAAGGGCGTCAGCAAGGACCTGATCCAGCAGGTCGCCGAGGCCGGGATCGACGGCGGCGGGCTGGAGACCGCGGGCGCGCTGCTGAGTGCGTCGTCGTCGGAGATCACGACGATGAACCAACTGCAGGGCCAGATCGGGAAGGCGGCGTCCTCGGCTGGGACGACGACCGCTGATGCCGTGTACGGGCCTGCGATCAAGGCCCAGACCGCCGTGGTCAAGACGCTGACCACGAGCCAGAACAACCTGAAGAAGTCCATGGACAAGCTGGCCACGGCCATGGAGAAGGCGATCGAGAAGGCGTTCAAGAAGAAGGCCAACGGCGGGATCGTCGGCGGTGCCGCCTCCGGTGGGCTTCGTGGCGGGCTGACGTGGGTGGGCGAGGAAGGCCCGGAGCTGGTGCGGCTGCCGGCGAGCTCGACGGTGTATCCGGCTGGTCAGTCGCGGCAGATCGCCGCTGGTGCGTGGGCGTCGATGTTGAACGAGCCGCGTCGGCAGGGGCCGGCGCGCCAGACAGTCCCGGCGGGAGTGGCGGCCGCCGGGGATGGTCAGCCGATGGTGATCCACCTGAGTATCGCGGGCCGGGACTTCGGTGAGTTGTGGGTGGATGCGGGCCGCAAGCAGGTGCGGGCGCGTGGGTCCATTGAGGCAACACTCCAGCCGCCGCGCGGCCGGTAGAGAAAGGGACGAGAGTGCACAGGTACAAGACGTTCAACGGGCCGATGTCCACCACCACGGCACAGCAGAAGGTGACGACCGGCACCGCGATCAAGACGATGCTGCAGCTCGCCACCCCGGCCACCCGGCAGATCCAGCTCATCTCCTGGGGCTACACGCTGGACGCGGCGCCGTCGTCGGCCGGGCAGATCGAACTGATCCAGACGGACGTGGCCGCCACGGTCACCGCTCATGTCGCTGCGGGTGTGCAGCCGGTCGACCCGAACGCGCCCGCCTCGCTGCTGTCTCTGGGCACGAGCGCGACCGGTTACACCGCGACGGCCGAGGGCACGACCACCGCGTCCCGGACCTTCGACGCGCGCCTGATTCCGACGACGGCCGGGGCGACGGACCTCAGCTACAGCTACCAGTTCATGCCGGACGAGCGCCCGATCATCGCGATCAGCAAGTTCCTGCGGGTCAGGTGCACCTTCGGTGGTGCGGTGAATATGACGTGCTTCGTCTGCTGGGACGAGTAGCCGATGCCGGGAGGTGTCGCCGCACGGGTGATGGCCTGGCAGCGCCGCATGGGCGGTGCGCCGGGTCCCTTTAGCGCGTCCGGAGAGGCGGGCAACGGGCAGCCCGTCACGGTGGAAATGCTCATCAACGGGGTGTGGACGGACATCACCTCGTACTGCATGGTCCGTGACGACTCCGGCCAGATCAGTGTGAGCTACGGGATCACAGGCGGTGAGGGGTCGCAGACGGAGCGCGGGCAGGCTCAGCTCCAGCTCCGCAACACCGACGGGCGGTTCTCCCCCCGCAACCCGTCCGGCCCGTACTACGGGCTGATCGGCAGGAACACTCCGCTGCGGATCTCGGTCCCTGACGGGCTCGGTGGTAAGGGCTACCGGTTGTGGGGTGAGGTGACGGAGTGGGCCCCGGGCTGGGACCCGACGGGCACGGACGTGTGGTGCGACGTCACCGTGTCCGGCATTCTGCAGCGGCTGGCACAGGCTCCGGCCCCGGACCGCAGCGTGATCTACACCGCGATCACGGACCCCGTCGCGTCGAGCGTGGTGGCGTACTGGCCGATGGAGGACGCCGAGGGGTCTACCTCGCTGGCGTCCGCGCTTGTCACCGGGTCACCGATGACGTTCACCGGATCACCCGCCCTCGCCTCCTACAGCGGATTTTCGGCGTCCGATCCGCTGCCCGACCTCACCTCGGGGTACGTGTCCGGGGGTGTCGCCAGGTACGACGACCCGTCTGGCACGCAGGTCCGTTTCCTGGTGTACATCCCGCCGGCAGGTCTCACCGTCGGCAAGGTGGTCTGTGCGATCGACCAGGTCGATTACTCGGCTGGGGCGCCGCAGGTCTGGGAGCTGTACTACGGCAACTTCACCGGTACCTCGACGTCGTTCACACTGCGCACGCAGGCATCGGACGGCACGAACCTGGGCACGGACCTGGAGGCCACCCTCGATGTGCGTGGGAGGCTCCTGTACGTGTCCATCGAGCTGCCGGAGACGGGCACGGGCACGACGCGGGCGCTGCGGCTGAAGGACGTCATGACCGGGGTGACGTACAGCGTCACCGACAGTGCGACGCTACCGACGCTGACGCGGGTGACGCGGGTTCAGTTCGGTCCGGCGTCGCGGTCGGTGGTGTCGCCGATCGGCACGCAGTATCTGCCGGGGGTGGCGGTCGGGCATGTGACGGTGGAGAACGCGATCACCTCGATCGATGCGCTCGGTGTCCGTCTGAACCCGGTCGGGGAGGTGGCGGGGCGCCGTATCCAGCGGCTGTGTGGCGAGGAGGGCGTGGCGGTCGACTGGGTCGGTGACCTGGACGACACGGTGGCGCTGGGTGCGCAGGGCCGGCAGAACTTGCTGTCGCTGGTGCAGGAGTCGGTGCTGGCGGATGGCGGGCTGCTGTACGAGAACCGGGCGACGTTGGGGCTGGGGTATCGGACGCGGGCGTCGCTGTATGCGCAGGATCCGGCGCTGATCCTGGACTACCCGTCGTTCAACCTCGCGGCCGTCCCGGTGCCGGTGGAGGACGACCGGTATGTACAGAACCGCGTCAACGTCACCGTCGGCGGGGTGACCGGCTCGTATGAGATGACGACGGGGCCCTTGTCGACGGCGCTGCCTCCGGCGGGGATGGGCGTGTACGGGCAGGACACCACGCTGAACCTGGCGGACTCGAAGTCGGCGACACTGCGGGACCAGGCGGCATGGAGGGTCCGGCTGGGCACGGTGGACGAGGCCCGCTTCCCGCAGATCTCGGTGAACCTGATCCACCCGTCGATCACTCCGGACATGCGGCGTGCGATCCTCGCCCTCCGCCTCGGCGACCGGGTGCAGATCACGAACCCTCCGTCGTGGCTGCCCCCGGACACCATCGACCAGTTGGTCCTCGGGATGTCCGAGAACATCAACCATTTCAAGCACGAGCTCGTCTTCACGTGCGCGCCGGCGTCTCCGTACAACCAGGTCGGTTTCCTCGACTCGGCGACGGCCCGTCTGGATACGGATGACTCGGTGCTGCTGTCCGCGCCGAGCAGTGTGGATACGACGCTCGATGTGGCCCCGGTGAACGATCCGACGATGCTGTGGACCACTGACGCCGCTGAGGTGCCGTGGGATATCCGGGTGGGTGGCGAGGTGATGCGGGTGACCGCGGTCGCCTCGAAGCTGGTCGATGCGTTCGGCCGGACGGCGTCGAGCAGTTGGGGCAGCACGGACACCGGGCAGGCGTGGTCGACGTCGGGGGGTGCCTCATCCGACTACGCGGTTGCGGCTGGTGTCGGAACGCACACCCTGACGAGCGTCGATGTCAGTCGCCGGGTGTTCACCGACATCACGTACCCGAACTGCGATCTCTATGGGAGCGTCACCACCAGCGCGGCCGCGACCGGGGCGCCGATCTATGCGGGGCTGACCTGCCGGTACATCGACATCGACAACCTGTTCCAGGCTCGGCTCGCGTTCTCCACGGCGAACGTCCTGACGATCGCGATCGTGCGGCGGATCGGCGGCGCCGAGTCGGTGCTCGCCTCGTCGACGCTGTCGTACACGTACACCCCGGGTGCCTACTTCAGGATCCGGTTCCAGGCACAGGGTGCCCGGTTGCGGGCGAAAGCGTGGCCGGTGGCGGATGTGGTGGAGACCCCGGAGTGGCAGGTCACGGTCTCGGATGGGGCGCATTCGTCGGCGACGTCGGTGGGGGTGCGGTCGATTCTTGAGGTCGGCAACACCAACGTCTCGCCTGTCGTGTCCTACGACGATCTGGCCGTGGTCAACCCGCAGCGCTTCACGGTGACCCGCTCGATCAATGGGGTCGTCAAAGCTCACAGCGCGGGCGAGGACGTCCGGCTCGCCAACCCCTTCTACCTCTCCCTGTAAGGAGGCACTCCCATGGCTGAGGCCTACCCGACATTCCTCGCGGGCCAGCGTGTCGTGGCCTCGCTGCTGCGCTCCTCGCAGGAGCAGGTCGCCCGCAAGACGTCGGACACGGCGCGCTCTGCGGTGACGACGACTTCCGCGGACCCGCATCTGCAGTTCGAGGTGGTCGCGAACGCTGTCTATCGGTGGCATGGCTGGGTGAAGTACGACGGCCCCACCGCCGCGGACTTGAGCTTGGACTTCAGCGCCCCGTCCGGGTCGTTGGGCGAGTGGGCTGCGGTCGGTATCGGTCACTCGCCGGTCATCGGTGCGACGGCTGGAGGCGTGATCCAGACCGACACCCCGGACGCGCGTGGTTACTTGACGAGGTTCGAGACCAACGACGTCACGAGCGCGAGGTCTTACGGAACGCTCGGCACGGGCGGGACCCCGGTGACGGCGTGGCTGTACGGGACGCTCCGTACCAGCACGACCCCGGGAACTTTCAGCCTGGACTGGGCGCAGCTCTCGTCGAATGCGGTCGCGGTGACGCTTTACACGGACTCGTGGCTGTCCATGCTGCGCGTCGCCTGAGAAAGGACGGATCATGCCAATCCCCGCCGTCGGACGCATCGTCCATCTGACAAGCCGGGCCACCGACAATCCTGTGTGCCGGGCCGCCATCATCACTGAAGTCGGCCCGTACCCGCCCGGCACCGCCGAGGCAGAGAAGGAGAACACCCCTGTCCCGGTGGACCTCACCGTTTTCCTGCCCGACGCACAGTTCACGATGCACGCTATGCAGGACGAGGTCGACCACGTCGGCGGCACCTGGCACTGGCCGGAGCGTGTCTGATGGCCTGGTATCCCGGCGCCACCAAGATGGAGCTGCAACCGGAGTCGGATGCACAGCCAGCCATCAAGCCGACGCAGTTCATCCTGCACAGCATCGTCGCCCCGTGGACACCGCAGCGGACGTATGAGTACTGGCGCGACTCCACCAACTTGGAGTCCCACTTCGGCCTCGGCTACGACGGCAGTCTCGGCCAGTACATCGGCACGGAGACCCGGGCGGACGCGAACGCCGCAGCGAACCGGCGCGCGGACGGGACCGGCGCGGTATCGCTGGAGTCCGCCTCGAACCTGCAGGCCTCCGACCCGTGGACGCCCGCGCAGGTCGAGTCGCTGATCCGGCTCGGCGTGTGGCTGCACGAGACGCACGGGATCCCGCTGCGGATCTGCCGCACCGCGGACGACCCCGGTTACGGATACCACCGCCTGCACTCCGCGTGGAACCCCGACGGGCACGCGTGCCCCGGTGACGCCCGCGTGAAGCAGTTCAAGGAGGTCGTGTTCCCGGGCATCGTCGCCCGCGCGACCGGCCAGACATCCGAGGAGGACGACATGCCCACTGCTGCTGAGGTCGCGAAGGCGGTGCTCACCCTGGACGGGGTGATCTCCGTGCCGGGCGCGCCCGCGACGAACCCGACGTGGACGCTGGCCAGCACGCAGACGGAGATCCTCAAGCGGATCGACGCGGTGCGGACGGCGGAGGCCGCGCAGACTGCGGCGATCACGAAGCTGGCCGCACTGGTCGGCACGGGGGTGGACACGGCCGCGGTGGTGGCGGCGGTGAAGGCGGCCATCGCGGAAGCGGTGGTCAAGGTGCACGTCGACGTCACCGGACAGGAGTCCTGATCATGCCCGAGTCCACCCCGCCGATCCTGCGGTACTTCACGTTCGGGCACCTGCCCGACCACCTGAAGGCCGTGTCCGCCCCGTTCGCCGACCTGGCGAACCAACTGGCGGAGACCCTGCCTGCCGGGCCCGAGCTGTCCGTCGCGCTCCGCAAGCTCCTCGAATCCAAGGACGCCGCCGTCCGCGCCGCCCTCGACACCCCCAAGGAGTCCTGATCATGTCTGACCTCAACCTCCCCGACACGCAGACCGTCGTGAAGACCGCAGCAACCTACGGCCGTGACCTCGCCGAACGCGTCGTCTGGACGTTCCTCGCAGCCTCGACGGCCGTGGCCATAGCTGCGGGCCCGGCGGACGTCCTGCACGCCTCGTTCTGGCAGACGGTCGGCACGGCCGGTGTCGCCGCGGTGGTGTCCCTCGTGAAGGGGCTCGCAGCGCGGGTGGTCGGTGTGAAGAACTCGGCGTCGTCTGTCGCGGGTGTCTGATGGGTGCCCCCGCTTCGGACCCGGCGGGCGTTTACATCAGTTCGGCGCAGATGTACCAGGAGCTGAGATCCCTGTCCGATGGACTGACCCGGGTGGAGACCAAGCTCGACAGTATCGGGCAGGGTCTCCACGACCTCGACAAGGATGTCGCTGATCACGAGACCCGGATCCGCACGTTGGAGAAGGCCAGATGGCCACTGCCCACGATCGGTGTCCTGGCGGGTGTTGCCGGCGCGGCTACGGGCGCGATGGCTCTGTTCGCGAGGTGACCGCGGCCCCGCTCTCCTTCGGGAGGGCGGGGCCGTCGTCGTGTCCGGGCAGGGATGTCAGTCGTCCGCCTGCGCCCTTCCCCAATAGCTCGCGTCGGGGCGCTCGGGTAGTTCCGCGTCGGGGCGCCGGATGTACCAGTCGATGAAGGCCCGGACTGCGGCGGCGCGCTCGGTGTCTTGTGCCTTGGTTGCCAGCTCGAAGTCGTACCACTCGTCGCCGATGCGCATCTGTCGGGCGGGGGTCTTCGGCTGGTTGGGCATGCGTGGAGGGTATCCGGGTGTAGCTACGACTGCCATTTCGTGATCCTTTCGTCGTCCGCTTGCGGTGTAGCTACACCTGACTCTAGGGTGTAGCTACACCTGGAGCAAGGAGTACTGCATGAGCACCACCTACAAGGGCCGCGTCATCAAGGCCCTGGCCGTCCGCAACAAGCCCCACCTGCGCAAGCTGGTCATCAACGGCCACACCGTCTTCCACGGCTGGCAGGGCACCAAGGACCAGGGCATCGACTGGTTCAAGAACGTCATCGACAAGATGGACGCCGACGGGCCCGGCCTCAGCTCCCTCCAGCCTCGTTACGAGCGGCACTGGTGGGTGGCCGGCACGTTCGACGTCAACCCGGCCGGCCACGTCACCCCGCCCGGCGGGGTCTGCCTGTGCAAGCAGTGCATCATCGACGATCCGTGCGGCAGCAAGGGCCGCTACGCCCCCCTCGCCCCGGACGCCTGCCAGCACTGCCACCAGCCGGAGGCTGGCCACGACAACGACATCTTCCTGGACTGGCACCGCTACACGGCCCCCACCGAGCAGCAGCGCACCGCCCGGCAGGCCGTCGTCGACGAGTTCGCGGCCGGCCTGGAGGAGGACGAGGACGAGAAGACCTGCGACGCGATCTACCCGAAGGACGTCCCCGGATACCTGGGCCCGCCGCGCTGCCTGCACTTTGCCGACCACCGCGACGCCACCGACCCCGACTTTCACGACGACGCCCGCGGCTTCCGCTGGAAGAGGGAGGCGTCCGCGTGAAGCCACTGCCGAACCCGATGGGCTGCCGCCTCTGCGGCATCGACCAGCGCTACCACGGCATCCAAGCCGCCGCCGACGGCTCCCACGCCTGGACCCGCCCCACCGAGGAGCAGATCAAGGCCCGCATGCGCGCCCGGCGAGAAGGGCCCGAGGAGCCCGAGCGTGACGAGCTCACCTGCCGCGCCAGCCAGTACGCCAGCCTCAGCGACACCTACGACGGCCGCACCCTCTGCGGCTGCCTGAACTGCATCGAGTACGTCGCCGACCGGGAAAGCGAGGACCAGGTATGACCAGCCAGCCTGACCTCGAAGCCCTGTACGCCGCACCATCTGCCGACATCGGTCCCACCAGCCATCGCGACGAACTACTCGCCGCCGCCCGGGTCTTGCAGAAGCGCGACGGCTGGCTTGCCGGCGAACTGTTCACGCTGCTCGTCGACGTCGCCGCCATGCACGGCCCCGACGGAGAGGGCTACTGCTGCCGCGACCAGGACCGCTGGCCTTGCTTCGACATTCAGGCGGCGCAGAAGGTCGCCTTCGCCGTCGGCTATCGGACGCCGGGCGGCCAGGCCGTCGGAGGTGACCGTGGCTGACGTGAATTCCGGCCCCGGCTGGTACGAGGTCATCCACCCCCGCAACGCCACCACCTGCATCGCCTACGTCCAGGAGAACGGCGACCTCTATC